TGGTCTCAGAACCTGTTAGCAATAAGCGAAGAAGGTGACATTTACTATAGGACTATCTGATGGCCGTAGTACTCAGAGAAAGTTTTACGCCCGTACCTCCTAATGGTAATGATTACCAAGGGAGGTTTGGAAGACATAAATGCCAGTCTTTCACTGCTGTTTCTTCGCATACAATAGATAGAATAGACCTGCGGCTCAAAAAAGCCTATGGTGCGCCAAGTATTACATATACTGTATATTTATATGCCGAATCGGGCAATCTTCCTATCGGTTCGCCGTTAGCTACATACGGCACTTTTAACCTTGACGACTTAACTTACGATTATACAAATTTATCTTTTGCTTCCGATTCATACACAGTGACAGGTGGAAATGAGTATGTTATAGTTGTTTCTACCACATTTACAGTTCCGCCGACTACAACTACGTGGCTTACTTGGTATACTGGTACTGGATACGGAGGTGGTTCTTCTGGTTATTTTGTTTACCCAGATTGGGTAGAACACACCAACTACGACCGCTGGTTCAAGTGCTACGAAGACTCAAGTTCTGTTGTCTATGCCGAGGGCACCAAGACCGTATCAGCAGCGGCTACGGTGGACTACATCACAGGCCCCGGCAAGGCGTGGAATCCCGCACCAACAGACAACCAAGAGAACATCGCCATCGTGGGGCGTACTGCCATTAACACATTGACGTGGAGTGCTCCGGCTGGTGAGACGCCGGATTATCTGGTTTATTTTAGAGCACAGGGCGACTCGTGGGAACTTCAGGAGACTATCACTGATGATAGCACGTCTCATACTTTGTCAGCGTCTGTTCGTAATTCGTTGACATACTATTCTACTTACGAGTGGCGTGTTGATACTCGTGATGTTATCGGCGGAGAGACACTCACGACAACTGGTGATACGTGGACGTTCATCTCCCAGCCAGAAGGGGACTGGACGAACTTTGATAGGCCATCGGATTACGATCCAGATCAAGTGTGGGTTCCTGGCACGGGTTGGGACGACATAAACGATTTTGAATATACGGGTGCTGGTCGATACAAGGGCCGGGTTATTGTGATCGGGCACAAGGTCATTTACTTTGGAGATATATAATGCCGAAGGATGAAGAAAAAACAAAAGACCCAAATGAAGAAGGTCTGACGAAAAAAGCCAGGATGCTGCGAGCGGCTAAAAAAATCAGAGAGGCCCAACAAAAAGTCGAGGAAGCTGCGACAATCAAAAATACAAAAGTACGAGAAGGCAAGCATAGTTTGGCTGGAACACGATTCCTAAAGGGCGAAGATGTGAGATCGTTTAGGCCGGTCAGAAAATCCAAACCAGCACAAAAACCTGAGACTACACAGGAGAAGGAACGACGTACTTATATTTCTTCTGCTGGTTCTTCTACACCATTGTCATTTGTTGAATGGACAAAGAAATATGGTTATGGTAAGACACCAGCAACCCTGAAAATGCACCGAGCATACGTAAAGAACTTCGGGAAGGCTAAGTAATGGCAACACTCACGGCGTTAGGCGCAACCCACGGATTCACCGCAGGAGACCTCGATACCTCCGGTCAGGTAGCCGTGCAGTCTGCTTACCAGAAGACCTACATCGCAGACGGAAGAGCATACTCCGCCACCATAGGCGATTCCGGCTACCACAAGATCGACTGGATCAATACCCGACTGGTTGGCGCTCCCTCTGGGGCGTTCACCCAAGGCGAGGTCGTGACCCAGGCTGTGTCCGGGGCCACTGGCATCTTCGATGAAACCGTTGGGTCTGGGGCGACGGCCAAGAACATGGTCTACAGAACCACTACGACGGAGTTCAACGCCACCAACGTAGTCACAGGGGCAGACTCAGGAGAGACACTGACTCCTACAGCCGTAGTAGCTCCTCCACACTGGTTGAACTGGACACTCACTGATGGATCGTTCCCCGATGGTGGGTCGAACATCCTGTCGTTGTGCTGGGGTCGTATCTTTATGAACTCGATCCAGCATCCCCATCAGTGGTTCGCTACGCGGGTGAACGACCCACTCGATCTCTTGCTGGTGGTGGACGACGTGGCCTCGGCTCAGAACAGCCAGTCTACCAAGCAAGCCGGTCTGGTCGGCGATCATAACATAGCGTTCATCCCGTATAAAGGCAACACTCAAGTCTTCGGGTGTCTCAACAGCATGTACGTCATGCGGGCCGACCCGGCCAAGGGCGGGTTCTTCACCACACTCTCTGATACTACGGGTATCTTCAGCCATGAATCCTGGTGCTGGGACGACAAGAACAACCTGTACTTTATGGGCTTTGATGGTATCTATGCTCTGTCTGCTGATGCCATCATGCAGGGTGCACCCCCGACGAACTTGACCAAGGAGCATGTGCCCAAGCTCGTATCCAATATGAACCTCAACCGCAGGACAGACCGTGTTGTGATGCGGTATGACAAGGACCGATATGGTATAGTGGTATCGACCGTACAGCGGGATGGAAAGTGGAAAGCCGTGTTCTGGTTGGACCTACGGAAGGGAGGTGTGTTCCCGGAAGACTACGCTGAAGACCACATACCTACGGCACTCGCATACTTTGACGCGAGAACCGCAGGAGAACGTACTTTGTTAGCTGGGTGTAACGACGGTTATATCCGTAAGTGGGACGAATCGGAGAAGTCAGATGACGACAGCACGGCGATTGAGAGCGAAGTGCTGATCGGTCCCATATCCGGTAATCAAACTCGGTCGAAGGTCGGTGTGAACGAAGTGTCTGTCAAGACAGGCATAGACACTGACGCCGTGACTGTTTCGCTGTATTCTGGGGTAACGGCGGAGAAGGTCATCAAGAACGTGGCCGATGATGAATCCCCGCGTGTAGCCAAGAGTTTCGCTGTTGATAAGTTATTGCCCTCGATCCGTCAGAACATAGAAGACGGGGCCGTGGGGATCAAGTTGTCGAATACGACGGCGGATTCGAGTTTTAGCATAGAGAAAATAGACGCAGACATAAACGAAACCGGGAGAATCAAATAATGGCACTTCCCTATTCTTATCGGCCAGAGTACGACGTACAAGGCCGCAGTGTGGCACAGAACGCCCTACAACGATGGCTCGATCAGCAGAAGCGATCACGAGCCCAGTTCACTGCCGCCGAACAGCCCTTACGGCAATCGGTTGAGATGTTCCAGCCAGGTGGCGGCTACGGGCGCGGGCAAGCGACCCTGCTCCGCGAAGAGGCCCGGCGAGCCCAGGCCGAGGCCACAGCACAGCAAGTGGCCAGCGGGATGAGCAGCGGGTCGTTGGCTACTGGAACCAAGCTGAGGACTGAGCGTGATCTGGCCACTGGCCTCGCCGGGGTCGAGGACGTTCGGACTCAGTTCTTGCAGCAGGCTCTCGCGGCCCTGTCAGGTCTGCGAGGACAACAGGCCGGGATAACAGCCCAGACCTCTGATCCTGTGTTCGCTCCGTATCTGGACTATCTGGCCAGCAGGCATGGGCAGGTGTCCGGTCTGAATCAACAGGCGGTTGCCAGTGGGGCTCGTTCGTATAGCGTACCGAAGACCGTTGGCGGCCTGAGTCGGGTTACAGCATCTCCAGTGAGGTTCAGGTACTAATGGCCGTACAGCAATACAGCTTAGTCGCTAATGACTGGCTTAATCTCGAAGCCATCATCAACGACCTTACCCAACGGGTCGTGGGGCAGGAACTACACCCGACCAGTGCGCCTACGTTCGCTGATCTCACGTTGACTGGTGACTTGGATATCACTGGTGACGTGGGTGTGACAGGCGATCTCGATGTTGGTGGCACGGTCACGTTCGATGACCTGACTGCTTCTCGGATCGTGGCTACTGGTGCGAGTAAGGAGTTGGTGTCTTTGGCGTCACCGCTAATAGTATCAGAAGGAGGTACTGGTGCGGCTACCCTGACGGATGGTGGGGTTTTGTTGGGTTCTGGTACTGGAGCTATCACAGCGATGGCTGTATTGGCGGATGGTGAGTTCATCGTTGGGAATGGTACTACTGACCCGGTGGCCGAATCTGGTAATACGGCTCGGACTTCTCTTGGTTTGGGTACTGGGGATAATGTTGAGTTTGCCAATCTAACTCTCTCAGGGACAGAGGATGTTGGCCTTGATCTATCAGGCGGTACGTTCAGTGCTGATATAAATCTTACAACGGGACAGAT